GGAACAATGAAATAGATTGGGGTGAGTTTAAACCTGCAACCCAGTTTATGTTTCATCATGCCAAGCCATATTTGGATAAGATAAATAACATACATGCTATAGAAAGAACACTTTACTCTGAGTACCTTGGTCTTGCAGGTAGAGTTGATTGTATAGCAGAGTATGAAGGTGAGTTAGCAGTCATAGACTTTAAGACATCTGAAAAGATCAAACCTGAGAAGTGGTTGGAAAACTATTTTGTTCAGGAGACTTTTTATGCTGCTGCCTACTACGAACTAACAGAAATCCCTGTTAAAAAACTAATCACTATCATGGTAACACCTGGTGGTGAGGTAAAAGTATTTGACAAAAGGAACAAAGGGGATTATATTAAACTTCTAGTTCGCTATATTAAAGAATTTGTTAGTAACAATACTGGGGCACAAAAAAGTGAATGAATTAGAAAAAGTACTCGAAAGTAAATTCTTTTGCCCTGCTAAGTTTGCACAGGAGATTGAAGGTCTTGTTCAAATTAATAAGGATATGAACTACATTGATGCTATTGTTTATTTCTGTGATCAGAATAGTATTGATGTAGAGAATGTTCCTAAACTTATATCTAAACCATTGAAGGAAAAGATAAAGTATGAGGCACAAGAACTTAACTTCTTAAAGAGAAGTTCCCGTGCGAAATTGCCGATTTGATTCCAAAAAGGTGGGAAAATTTTCCCAGTAAAAAAATCAACCTTATTACTTTTTTATGATGCCATTTGAGGCTTACACTTGTTATCTTGCTCTAAAGAACCACTTTACCAAAGACCATTACGATTATATAAAGTATCGTGGTAAGACTAGAGCAACTCATAAAGCTTTCTATAAAAGAAAGGATAGGTTTTGGTTTGAAAAGTTTGCAAGAAAGAAGAATGATAAAGAAGTAGAAGAGTTTTTTGTATCAAACTTTATACACTCTACTGATCCTGGGACAATGTGGATTGGTGAGATGATAAAAGAAGGAGAGGCACGATATGTAGATTGGAAGAAGAAGGTACAGTCACTTTCTTATATCTTTAAGGAAGAAGTTCATACATTATTTGATGGTAAGAAGGTTGATGATGTGTTTGATTGTTCTACTGGACATCCTTCTATATTAAAAAGTTATTTGGGGGGAAACACATCACTTGAAACTATGGTGATATGTGATATAATATTAGAGTATGGAAAGGACTTTGATAAACGACTGAATGACCCTGTATGGGAAACCGTAAGTCGTAAAATTAAGAAGTATAAACCCTTTCTAAATATAGATGTACCCCATTACAAAAAAATCTTAAAGGAGAAAGTTATTCATGGCTCTTAATAATGCAGAAGTTCTTGCTAATTTGCGAGAACAGAAAACTCAACTAGAACAAAGTATAGAAACTAATCGCACAACATATTTAAAAGTGTTGGGTGCTATTGATGTTCTGGAACAGATTGAAGGACAGAGCACTGAAGAAACTCCTGCGGAGGAAGAATGAGTTTCTTTGATTCAGAAGTAGTGAGAGCAGAGATGGCAGAGGTTAGTGAACTTCAAGAAGAAGTTTACAATAACGTCTTTAAGTTTCCATCTATGCCTAAAGAAGATAAAAAATATCATGTAGAAATACTTGAGAAACTTCTGGAAAAGCAAAGAATTCTTTATACTCGTGTCAGTTTATCTGATGATCCTGAAGCAAAGAAGATGAAGGAACAAATCTTGGAGGGAGCAACCACTATGGGACTTCCTGCTAACATTGATATGAATTTATTCTTTAAGAATATGTCAGAAATGGTTGATGTTATGAAGAAACAGATTGACAACGACAACTTTAAGATGTAAACTGGGTATACACAAGCCAAATCTCAAAAAATCAGAGGTAATCAATGTCTTTTAAAGACCTAAAAAAGCAGTCCTCTCTAGGATCTTTGACTCAAAAATTAGTTAAAGAAGTGGAGAAGATGAACACTACTGGTGGTTCAGGCGATGACCGTCTATGGAAACCAGAAGTAGATAAAACAGGTAATGGTTATGCCGTTATCCGTTTCTTACCAGCACCAGAGGGTGAAGACATCCCTTGGGCAAAGATGTATTCACATGCATTTCAAGGACCAGGTGGTTGGTATATTGAAAACTCTTTGACCACATCAGGTGGCAAGGATCCTGTATCAGAACACAATCGTGAACTCTGGAACAGTGGTAATGAGTCCGATAAGGATGTAGTTCGTAGACAGAAGCGTAAGCTTTCCTACTATGCAAACATCTATGTTGTAAAAGATCCTACCAATCCTCAGAATGAGGGTGGAGTATTTCTCTACAAGTTTGGTAAGAAGATCTTTGACAAAGTAATGGAAGCAATGCAACCAGAGTTTGAGGATGAAAGTCCAATCAACCCATTTGATTTCTGGCAAGGTGCAAACTTCAAGTTGAAGATCGTTAAGAAGGATGGTTACTGGAACTATGATAAGTCAGAGTTTGATGTAGTATCTCCTATTCTTGATGATGACGATGCATTAGAAGCATTGTGGAAGAAGCAGTATTCTCTTGCTGCTGTAACTGCTACCGACCAATTCAAGTCATATGATGACCTGAAGAAGCGTTTGGATTATGTTTTAGGACATAAGCAACCTGCTCGTCGTACAGATCCAGAGGTATTTGATGAGGATAATAGTCGTGGTTCATTTACACCAGACTTTAATACTCGCAAAGAACCAGTCGCTGCTGCTCCTGTAGCATCTGCTAGTTCAGATGAGGATGATGCTCTAAAATATTTCCAAAAATTAGCCGAGGAATAATTACTTAAACAGTTTAATATTTTCTCCCTTAGATAAGGTTTTACTCACATACTGAGTAGAACCTTTTTTATTTGCCATGATATCATCTAGGTCATCTTTAACCACATTAACATATCTTCCTTTGAGTAGAAATATATTTCTCTTTGCATCTTCAATGTCAGATTCGTATTGATAATTTGTTATTGGTGTAGCAACATCTGACTTGGTTGTATAACCACCATCATTAGTGTCATAGAAAGTAACAGAATAATTTGATTCGCATGTCAATCCTGCTTTAACAATGATAACACCAGAACTATTCTTTACTTCTGTTGTTTCGTAATGATGAACAGCATTTAGATTTGCATGTGATCCATATTTGTCTAGTATGTATCTATCAAATTCATTCTGTAATAGAGGCCATTCTGTTTGTATGTTGACAATATTATTAGAGATTAGTACTAACCAATCTAGTTTAGAATCTTTATAAAAATCAAAGGCAACATTGTCTGGTCTATCATTACCTTTGATTTTATATTTGGTAAAGAGAGTTAAGTCTTGGAAGATATCTTCTCTTAATTTTCCCCTCTTAAATAGATTCTTTACAGTGATGTAGTCTGATATTTTAGCATCGGGAAGTCTGCTAACATATTCAAAATCTGGAACTTTGCTAAAATAATTTGACATCTTAGTAACCTATTTCGCTTTGAGAGAATTCAGAATAATCATTATTAAATACTGGTTCAAGTTCAGAGAACCCTAATGACATTTGATACTTGGTCATGATTCCATCTTCATAGGTAGAATAGTTTCCATCAGGAGTATATTGAAGACCACATGAAGTGCAAGCACACTCTTTAAATTTGTTTAATGCTTTATGAGATCTTCCTCCATTTTTATATTCTAATCTAAATGTATGAGGCGATTTCAAGAAAAGATTGGATTCTGATTTTATGGGAGACATTCCTTGCTTAAAGAACCTAATGATCTTAAGGATGGTTCTACCTTCTGCTGCACTCCTTGCTGTAAAATTAAAGGTAAAGGTAAAGGTTCTTAAGGCGGGACCACTGAATAGCATTTCCATATTAGGATTGATCACTTGACCAGCTGATCTTTGCATAAGTGCTTTACTATCACCTGTGGCAGCACCTGCAAGGGTTCCTGCTAGAGCATCTTTTACGTCCTCTTTATTTTTTCCTAAACTGCCTAGAATATCTGCTGTTTCATCCGCTGCATCTTTAAGACCTTTTGTTATACCTGTAACAGCACCTGCAAGGGTTCCTGCTAGAGCATCTTTTACGTCCTCTTTATTTTTTCCTAAACTGCCTAGAATATCTGCTGTTTCATCCGCTGCATCTTTAAGACCTTTTGTTATACCTGTAACAGCAATTTGTGCCAGTGCCATTTGACCAGCATTCATTTCACCTTGTGACCAACTAGTATTATTGCTATCACCGATTCCTGCTGGTATTGGAAGAACTACTTTCCCAATACCTTTCCTACCACCATCTCTTGCACCTCCACCAAACTTACCGTCTGTTCCAGCAAGTCCTTTAGGTTTATATTCCAACATAGTAAACCAGAGGGTATCCTGATTTTCTTTCCTTAAAGTAGTTGGGTAAACTAAAATAGGATCAAAACTATTTCTAGTTCCTGCCATACTTTTTGAAATTAAACTATCATCACTATCATCACTTACACCTACATCGTTATTATTAGTTTTCTTAATACCAGCATTACCACCTTGTCTATTTTGATTACCTGCTAGTGGTCTATTTCCTTGCCCTCGTAATCCTGCTGGTCTTGGGTTATTTTTACCAGAATCTACTGCTACATTATTAGAACCTGAGACTTTATTAAGTGCTGCTTTTTCTTGTGCAGTAGTTGCAACATCACTACTTATTGATTTGACGGCGAGGCTAGATGCTTTTGCAACAGAAG